GCGCTACACCTGGGCGGCGCTGGCGGGGCGGTTGCGCGCCACGCTACTCGATGCATTCCCCCAGTTGCGAGAGGCGGCCAGGGCATGAAAACCGTATGGGTATTGATATACATCCTGGATTACGGTGGGGATGAGTTCCAGTCGGAAGTGGTGGGCGTCTTCGACAGCGCCGAGTCGGCGCAGGCCAGCGTGCCGGGGGCACAGTGGGAACAGACGAAATTCGGCAGCTATGAGGCCAAAGGCCGCCAGCCGCATTCAAGCTGGTTCCTGGCCGCCTACACGCTCAACGAGTGCGACCGCCCGGCCATCGCGCCTGACCATTGGGAGGAGCTATGACCATCACCGCCGTCATCGCCACCTACAACGAGGCCGAGACCATCGGCGCGCTGCTGGAGGGCCTGCGCGAATGCCGGTGCATCGTCGTGGATGACAGCAGCCCCGACGGCACGGGCGCCATCGTGCGGACGTTCGCCCACGCAACGCTGCTGACCCGGCCTGCCAAGCTCGGCATCGCCTCGGCCGTTCTGCTGGGCCTGCGGACGGCCCTGGCGACGGAGACTGAGTGGGTGGTCCAGATGGACGCGGGCGGCACGCACCGGCCCGAAGACGCGAAAAAAATGGCGTCCGTCACACGCCTGCTGGGGGCGGACCTGGTCATCGGCTCGCGCTTCACCGGCCGCTTCGACTGGCACGGGCGCCGGACGGCCATCTCGCTGGGCGCGGCTTGGCTGATGCGCCGGCTGGGCTTGCACGTGCGCGACGCAACCAGCGGCTTTCGCTGCTGGCGGGCGGACTTCCTGCGCGGCCTGGACCTGGACGCCGTGCGGGCGCGAGGGTTCGCGTTCCAATTGGAGCTGCTCTACCAGGCGCACCAGGCCGACGGGTGGATTGTCGAGATGCCTATCCCCTACACGCTGACCAACAGCACGTTCAACGGGGGAATGGTGCGCGAGGCCCTGGTTACCTACGGGAGGTTGTGGCGTGCTCACCTGTTACAGCGTGCCTAGGGCTTTCGAGCCACCTTTCGCGCTCCTTCAGCAGAACGCCGTCCGCTCGTGGCAGGCGCTGGGGGCGCAGGTGATTTTGCTCGGCGACGCGGAGGCGGCCGGCTGGGCCGCGCGGCTGGGCGTCGAGTACGCCCCGGTCGAGATGGACGCTGACGGCGTGCCCTTCGTGCGCGCGGCCATCGAAGCCGGCGAGCGCCTAGCGCGCTACGCGACGCGGTGCTTTCTCAACACCGACAACATTGCCCTGCCGTCCTTCGGGGCGGCGCTGGCGGCGCTGGCGGGCCTGCCCGCGTTCGTGGCCATCGGGCGGCGGGCGGACATGGCGGTGAGCGCGGTGGTGACGGATTTCGGCCCGGCCTTCGAGGCGCGCGTCCGGACCGAGAGCCGGCCGGGCGGCTCGACGGGCATGGACTACTTCGCCTACCGGGGCGTGTCGCTGGCCGACGGCCTGCCCGCCGACTTTCGCATCGGGCGCGACTTCTACGACAACTGGCTGGTGCGCCGTTGGGCGTCGTCCGCGGTGCCGCTGGTGGACCTGTCCGAGTGGATGACCATCGTCCACCAGGACCACCCGCCCAAGCCGTCGGCCACGCCCGAGCAGATGGCGCGCAACCGCGCGCTGGCCGACCTGGGCGGCGTGCGCTGGGGCTTCGCGCAGGCCACCTACCGCCTGACGGCGCGGGGGGTGGAGCGGTGGTAAACCTGACGTTCATCGCACACGGCACCGCCACTGAGTTGCAGGCCCGCGTGGATGCGCGCTGGCCGCTGGGGCCGATGGTGTATCACTGGGTCCGGCAGCACGTGCCGCGCTCGCCGCTCGAGATGCAGCCCTACCAGGCGTGCGCGCTGTACGGATTGGCGCAAGCCTACGACGGCGGGCACATCGTCGAGATTGGCTGCGGCCTGGGTTTCTCCGCGGCGATGCTGGCCTGGGGCGCGCCGAACGCCGTCATCACGTCGGTGGACATCGACCCGGAGCACGTCCAGACGGCGCGGGCCAGCCTGACCGCATACCCCCACGTGACGGTGGTGGAGGGCGACAGCCGCGACGCGGCGCTGCGCGATGGCCTGGGGCCGCTGGACATGGTGTTCGTGGACGGCGACCATGGCCCGGAGATGGTGCGCGACCTGGCGTGGTTCAACGCCCTGCGGCCCGGCGGCCTGCTGCTGGTGCACGATTTCAATTACCAGAGCGCGCAGCATTTCCCCGACGTGGTGTGGGGGGTGATGGCGTTCTTGCGGGCCATCGGGCGCGCCCAGCCGGACGTGCTGCTGATGGAGTGCTGGGGCAACAAGGGGCCGCGCGGCCTGGTCGGCGTCGTGCGCCGTGAGGGAGAGGTGTATTCATGCGACTGAGAGGCACACCGGAGCGCCTGATGGCGCACCTGGTCCGCCAGCATCCAGGCATCCCGGACGCGCTGGCGACGGCTCGCGAGCGAGTGGGCACCACCAAAATCAAGCGCGAGGTGGCGCCCTACCAGGCCGCCGCGCTCTATGCCCTGGCGCGCGGGTGCGACTTCGAGAGCGCACATCTGCTGGAGATTGGCACGGCGCTGGGGTTCTCAGCCTGCATGCTGGCCCAGGCCGCGCCGGCCGCGCGCCTGACGACGCTCAACCCGCGCGACGACGAGATGGCCCTGGCCCGCGCGGCGCTCAGTGTCTTCGAGCGCGTCAAGCCGGTCGTGGCCCGCTCGGAGGATTACATCACCCACTACGGCGGTCCATACTTGGATATGGTCTTCGTGGACGGGGACCATGAAGGGGTCGCGCATGATTTCCCGTGGTTCAACTGGGTGCGGCCCGGCGGCATGATGGTCTTCCACGACTACAGCCCCGACGGCACGGGGCGGCCCTGCCGGCCGGTGTGGGACGCGCTCAACGCCTTCGCGGCGCACCTGGAGCGCGACTTCGACGTGCACATCGTGGATGACGGCGGGGTGGGCATGGCCGGCTGGGTCCGGCGGAACGGGGAGCGCGCGCCATGACGAGTTACGCGACGGCGGTCGAGTTACGCGCGCGGCTGGAGAAGACAGCTACAACGGACGATGCCGTGCTGACCGCGCTGCTGGCGGCCTCGAGCGCGGCGGTCGACCGGTTCTGCAACCGCCCCGACGGATTCGTGGCGCTGGCCACGGCGGTGGCGCGCACGTTCGCCGGGTCGGGACACAGCGTCCAGGCCATCGATGAGTGCGCGGCCATCACGCTGGTCGAGACGGGCGACGGGACAACCTGGACGGCCTGGGGTGCGGACGACTGGCTGGCCTTCCGGGGCGATCCGGCCAAGCCCGACTTTGCCAATCTACCGTACACGGGGCTGATGGTGGCCTACAGGGGGGCCTACGCGACGTTCCCGCGTCTGGCCCGCAACGGAGTTGGCCTGCCGTCGGTGCGCGTGACGGCCCGCTGGGGCTACGCCGAGACCTGCCCACCCCAGGTGCGCGAGGCGGCCATCGTCCAGGCGGCGCGCTGGTGGCAGCGCGGCAAGGGCGCCTGGGCCGACACGCTGGGCAACGCGGATATGGGCCTGCTCATGTACCGCAAGGCCCTCGACCCGGACGTCGAGCACATGCTGGTGTCCGGGCGCCTGGTGCGGCTGGCGGTGGGCTGATGGAGACGCGCATTCGCGGGCTGCTCGAAACGCAGCGCAACCTGGAGAAGGTGGCGGCCGACCTGGACGGCGAGCCGATGGTGCGTGCCATGCGCGACGCGACGCTCATCATCGCCGCCGACGCCAAGCGCTTTGTCCCGGTGGACACGGGCCGCCTCAAGTCGAGCATCCATCCGGAAATCCGGCGCGAGCGGGTCCTGCAGGGCGTGGTGGGGTCGGTCGTCAAGTACGCGCCGTATGTCGAGACGGGCACGCGCCCGCACATGCCGCCGCCCGCCGCGCTCCAGACGTGGGCCCGGCGGCACGGCACGAGCGCCTGGGCGGTGGCCCTGGCCATCCGGGCGCGGGGCACGAAGGGGCACCGCTACCTGCAGCGCGCGGTGGACGCCAACCGCGAGCGCATTTTCCGGCTGTTCGATGAGGCGGTGGGGAGGATGGTCCGGTGAGGTACGCGCTGGTGGAGGCGATTAAAGACACCCTGGCCGAGGCCGAGGGCGTTGCCCGCGCGCAGGCCCACGGGACGCTCACAGACGGCATGACCGACTGGCCGACCGTCCAGGTGACCTGGGAGCGCACCGAAGCGGACTTCACCAGCCGCACCGACCGCTCGACATTTGGGGCGGGCCTGCGCCAGAAGCAGGTCACCGTGCACGTCGATGTTTACGTGCGCCAGCGCGCGCTCATCGGCGAGGACATGGCCGCGGTGGCCGCGGTGGCGGATGCCATCGAGGACGTGCTCGACGCCCAGCGCGCCAAACCGTTCTTCGGCCTGGCCGCGATCCGGGCGTTCAAGTGGACCTCGGAGCGCGTGACGTTTGCCTATGGCGACCCGGAGCTGCGTTTTGCCGGGGCTCGTTTCGTTCTGACGTGTTCAGTATAAGGAGTACAACCTCATGACCGTAACGACTACAGCTGTTGTGGCGACCAACTGCGTCATCAAACTGGATAACGCGTCCGGCTCGCCGACCGACATCAGCGGATCGTCCAACCGCGCCGAGATTTCGCTCGAGCACGGCGTGGGCGAGTTCCGCCCCTTCTCCACCCAGTGGAAGTCCCGCGTCGTCGTGGGCAAGGACGTCGGGGTGACCCTGAACGTCATCTACTCGACGACGGCCGACGAGGCGCTCGACATCCTGAAGGACTGGTTCTTCGGCGGCGACGACAGCGCGCGCACGCTGACCATCCAGGTTCCCGACGGCTCGCCCGGCTCGGACCAGTACGAGGGCGAGTTCGTGTTGATGAGCGCGCCCATCGGGCTGGACTCGGAGGCCGACGAGGTCGTCATGGTCTCGGCCGAGCTGCGCTCACACGGTGAGGTCACGCTCACCCCGGTGGGGACCTAGCCATGGCCCAGAGGCTCAACATCACGACCCACGCCTCAGACGCGGTACAGGGCGAGGGGTCTTACGTCAAGGTGCGCGCCGTCACCTGGGGCGAGAGCAAGCGGCTGGCGCTGGCCTTCGAGGGCATGGACATGGCCACCAAATTCGACGCCGCCGACGACCAGCTCGTCAAGCGCGTCGTCGAGTGGAACTGGGTCGATGACGAGGGGGTTGTGCTGCCCTTGCCGAAGGACGACCCGACGGTCGTGGACCGCCTGACGGATGCCGAGCGCGGCTTTCTGGCGCGGGTGTTCGAGGGCAAGGCCGAGGAAAAAAACTAGCGGACCGCCTGTCCATTCACCTGTGGACAGGCGGGGTCTCCGCGCCGCCGGAGTACACCGACCTGCGCCTATGCCGGGACGTGTACCACTGTACGCCGTCCGAGCTGGACGCGCAGGACGCGCGCACCATCGCGCTGCACATCGCGTTCATGAACGTCGAGGAGAAAGTCGCCCAGCGCAAGCGGCGGCGACGAAAGCGGTAAACCGTGGCTAATACCATCGAAATCGTCATCCGGGCGGACAACAAGGCCAGCGGGCAAATCAAAGCCCTGGTCGGCGACATCGGGAAGCAGTTCGAGTCGCTCGGCAAAAAGATGGCCGTCGGCGGCCTGGCCCTGGGCGCAGCCATCGCGCCGGCGGCGCTGGGCTTCAAGAGCGCCATCAATTCCGCGCGCCAGTTTGACGAGACGATGACGGACGCCCAGGCCATCCTGGGGGTCACGCGCGACGAGATG